GCACATTGTGTCATAATGTCATACTAATTTATATTTATAATAATGTTTTTTAAGTAATTTATTTAAGTCTTTAAGTTGTAATTTATTTAAAGAGTGAGTAAATATAAGTTTGTTATTTAATATTATAAAGTTATAATGTAAGTTATTAATTATAAGTGATGATATTAATTGTGTTTGATATTTATTTGTTATTAGTTGCATTGTTTTATTATATTATCCAACTATTTTAGAAAAATGTTTGTAAAAAAATAGGTAAAAAAGGCTAGGCCAGTCAAAAAAAAGGCGTTTTACAGGAAAAATTACAAAAAAAAAGTGGAGGGGGGACGCTATAGCTCTCTATTTGTAACAATTTTCTAAATATCTCTCCCCCTTATGATATTATACTACGTATAATATCTAGATAGGAGTAAGGTATTATATAATAGATAACCTATATTACATACAAAAAAGTAAATTTACTGCTTTTTGTGTAAGTATATACTTGTAGACAATAAAAAAAATTTAAATATGGCAAGTTTTATAAAAATATCAAAAACAGCTGACGTTGGGACAGGTAAAGGATTCTTTATAAATCCAGAAAACATAGTTTTTACACAGAACGACAGTGGAGATCCTCAACTATATATAATAAGATTAAATCTTTCTAATCAAGTTGACAGCATAAACGGACCTTACAGCGGTAACGAGGTGTGGAGTGTAACTGTAGATGTAGATCCACTTACTGCTGGTACAGGTTTTCCTTTACTACAAGCAATAAACGAAGCTGTAGAATTAGCTTTAACAAACGATAATGTTGTTATAGATGTTAATAGAATAGTTGCAAGACTTGCAGACCCAGGTTATACTATAACCGATGTTGGTACAGGTAATTTTTAATTTTAATTAATAATAAAATATGAAAACATTTTTCAAAGTAAACGACCCTGACACAGATTTGTCAAAATTAGTAAATATTGGTGACGCATCGTTCATAAATTTCGATACTTCAACATCATGTACTATTTACTATAAAAAGATTTCAACACAAAATGCTGTAGTTAAATTTAATGGTATAGATTCTGGTGTGCCAGTATTAATGGATTCTTTTGAACAAGCTATTACATCTAATCCTGGAAAAACAATATTACCAGTTCCTAGTAAATTCACTGATGTATCTTATATAAGTGGTTAAAAAATAAAAAAAAATGGCAAGAATAATAGCATATCCATCAGCAAGTCAATTATCAGGGGAAGATTGCTTGCTAGGTACACAAAAAGATCAAGGTGGAGTAAATCAAAGTAATCCCACTAAAAATTTTCCTATAGGCAGTATAGGTCGATTCATAACAGATAATTACGCTGCAAAACGTATAGTTTCTTATTATCAATGGCAAAACGCTGCGCCACAAGCTTATTTTAATATACCTTCAAGTGTAGACACAAATATTCCATTTAACAGAAGTTTTAATATAATTAGTCAAACAGAAGGTAATATTTTTCCTAGTTTAATTGAAAGTGGAGCTACAACACCTGCTGATCCTGCAAATCCGGGTGGTAATGCAGATAATAGATTTACATTTTCTAAAGAAATATATGGTTGGTGGTTATTTACATTTAAAGCACACTTTTTTGATCAAACAGGTAATTTAGAATTTAATGGTGGTGTAAGAAACAGAACAGGTGGTGCTACAACTTATTTAAAAATGTTATTTGATGAAAAAGCAAATGCTAGTGATCCTAATGACACGATTTACACAGGAGTTTCATTAATAAAAATAAATGATGTATGTAATGAAATTGATTTTGTAGTAAATTCTGTTCCTAATCCTTTAGGCTCAGATCCTTTTCCTTCAGCAACTGGTAATGCACCAACAGAAGTTATAATGCAATGGCAAGCGCCAGAATAATTAAAACAATATGGCAATAGTATATTCATATCCAATCACACCAGGATCTAGTTTGTCCGATGATGATTTACTAGTACTAAGTAAAATGAATGAAAAGGGTAGACCTACTAAAAGTGTCACCTTAAGTTCATTAGCAACATATATAAGTAATAGTTCAGGTTCAGGTGGACCATTCCTACCATTAAGCGCTGGGTCAACAGTTCCATTAACTGGAGATTTATACATGGCACCAGATGGTGCTGGACCAAGTGCAGGTAGTAAAAACTTAGTATTTAGAGGTATTGATGATAACGGAGATGAATTAGATGGAGCAAGAATATTTACAGTAGACAGTCAAATAAATCCTAGCGGTCAAGATTTATATTTTCAAACTGCTAGTGATGCGGGTGTTCTCTCAACATATTTAATGGTAGATGCATTTGGATCTGTCGGTATTGGAACTCTTAGTCCTGGTTATACTCTTGATGTAAATGGTACTGGTAATTTTACTAGTACCTTAAATGTAGGAGAAAACGTACAATTTGGAGGACCAACAGATTTTCGTTATTTTCAAGCAGGAAATCAAATAGGATTAGGAACAAGTTCTCCTAATTTTAAATTTGATATTTCTGGTGGTGATCTAAGATTTGAAAATAATGATGGTGTAAGATTTGGAGGTACAGGTTCTAATAATACTAATTGGTACATATACACTACTGGAACAAACACTGGAACATTTGAAATTGGTAATCCAACAAAAATTCCTAGCCTTAGTATATACAAATCAGGATTAGGAACACCTAGTGTTCAAGGTAAAGTACAGTTTAATTTTTATGGATCAGGTAATTTCGTAGGAACTGCAGCTTATAATTTACAAACAGATGCTAGTGGGAATATTATAGAAACAGCCGCAACTGTTGGTGGTGCAGATGGAAATATTAGTACAATAAGTTACACAAGAGGACTTTCTAACGCTTACAGAATAAGACTGTACGTAGAAAATATAACACCAGGATCTCCAGATTTTGGTCAAGCGTTTGCTCAACCACAATTATTTGCCTTTACAAGACAAAACGCCCCGGCCGGAACTCAAGGTGGAATGCCTTTTAACTTATTTTATAATCAATGGACTCCAGCTTTAGACCCATCATATGACGCAGGTATGGGGTGTGGTAGTGCTAATACGTGCGTACGAGCTTTAATGGAAGAAAGTGTTGCAGATATAAACCTACTTAATAGTGGTAATACTCAATTAGGAAATGGTTTTACTATACTGTCTCAAGACGCGGCTTCGTTAAATTCTTATAGAATGCCATTAAGAATGAGGATAGATAACGGAGGTGCTTCTCCGGGTAATGGTACTTTAAGATTTACATTAATAGACGGAAATAATAATGCTCCAAATACTCCAGACGATGCGATAGCTTTACCTTCTACTGTTTCTGTTTATTTTAGAGACACAACATTAACAACAAGTACAATGGGCAGACCTCCTTTTAATTTAATTTGGGCAGGAGCAGACACAGCATTTGCAAAATTCCAAAATGGTGGAATAGCTTATACAAATTCATTAGATTATGTTTTTACAGGAAATGCTGCTGGAGATATAAATAGAAAATATGAATTGTTTTTTCAAGATGAAGTTAATGCTTACAATAGATGTTCTTATTTAAAAGTAACAGATGGTAGAGTTGTTTTCCAAGATTTACCAACCGCGGATCCAGTATCTAAAGGTGTATTATGGAATGATGCTGGTACCTTAAAAGTATCATTAGGGTAAAAATATTTAAAAACAAGTAATAATAAACATATACCTGCTCGGTTAAGAGCGTAAACCAAATATAAACTTAAAACCAAAAACTATGACGTTTTATTACCAGACTAGATCGTGGAATAGTCAACCACAAATTTCAGAAGAAACCATTAACCTTTGGAAACATCTTGCAGAAAAAAAGAACTGGAGGATAACCCAATTACCTAACGGTTTTTATCAAACTGAATACCAAGATCCAGAAGACGATACTTGGCACGACGTTACGAGACGTGAAACTATTGAAGGAGCAGAACAAGCTATTGATGGTTCAGTAGAACATTATGCTAAAAAAGTAGATTTCTTAAAAGGTCCTAAAGTCGTAAAAACCTTTAAATAAAATAAAATAAAATTTAATCATGTCAAATTTAATAGTTAAAAATCTTAACTTCGGTGACGAAGGTAGGGAAAAAGTATTTAAGGGCATAACAAAACTTACACAAGCTGTTAGCTCCACATTAGGAGCTAGCGGTAAGTGTGTTTTACTTGAAGATTCACAAGGCTATCCAGTAATTACTAAAGATGGTGTTACTGTAGCGAATTCAGTAATTTTGTTAGATCCTGTAGAAAATATGGGTGCAACCCTTTTAAAAGAAGCAGCACGTAAAACAGTTCAACAAGCAGGCGATGGTACAACCACCGCAACTCTTTTAGCATATGCTATATTACAAGAAGCATATAAAGTTTCAGATAAAACTAATTCTAGAGTTTTAAAAAATGGAATTAACTCTGCTGTTGAAAAAGTTATAAAATATTTAGAAAAAATCTCTGTATCAGTAAAAGGAGAAATGATTGATCAAATTGCTACAATATCAACTAATAATGATCCAGAACTTGGTAAATTAATAGCTGATGCGTTTAGAGCTGTAGATCTTACAGGTGTAGTAATGATGGAGCCTTCTGATATAGGAAAAACAGAAATTAAAATAATAGAGGGTGCAGAGTATGATAAAGGTCTTACTAATAGACATTTTATTACTAATGCTGAAAATCAAACAGCAGAATTAGAAAACCCATTAGTACTGTTAATTGATTCAAAAGTAGACTCAATAAGACAAATACAAACAGTGCTAGAGTACGTTATAAAAAACAATAAACCTTTACTTATCATTGGAGACGTAGAAAAAGGTGTTTTATCGGCTCTAGCTATGAATAAAATAAAAGGTAATATAAAAATAAATGTTATCGATGCACCAACACATGGTGTAAATAGAAAACAAGTGTTTGATGATTTAGCTTTATTAACAGGTGCTACAATTATTAATGAAGATTTAGGTGATGACTTAGATTTAATAAAAATAGAATATTTAGGCTCTTGTTCTAAAACTATAACAGATTCTAGCAATACTGTAATTCAAATAAAAGAAAATTCAGAAGAAATAGAAAAAGTTATAAAAGATATTAAAGATAAGTTATCTAAAAAAAATACAGCTGCAAATACAGTTAAGTTAGAAAAAAGGCTAGCTATGTTAGCAGCAAAAATAGCAATAGTAAAAATAGGCGCTAGCTCTGACATAGAGTTAAAAGAAAAACAAGACAGAGTTGAAGACGCTATATGTGCTACTAAAGCTGCAATAAAAGAAGGAATAGTTCCAGGTGGAGGTATAGCTTTACTTAATGCAGCATCAAACATAGATCATAAAGATTTAGGCGAAGAAGTACTGTTAAAAGCTATACACGCGCCATATGGAACAATACTAGAAAATGCTGGTATTAAAAATGATATACCAATAGTTGAAGAAGGACATGGTATTGATGTTGTTACAGGAAATATGGTAAAAATGATT